GATTTAAGAAAGGTATTTAACGAATACCAAGTAAATGAATAATTGGAAAGAAGTAGATTTATTTAACTATCTTAAAGAAAATATTTACTTTGATTTAGTTAAGTCTAAAAATCAGATGTCAAGGTGGGATTGTTATAGTCCCACCACAGGGCATAGATTAGAGTTAAAATGTAGAAAAGCACATTATCCAACTTTGCTACTTGAAAAAAAGAAATATGATGCAATGAAATACGAATGTGAAAAGCATTTAGATACACCAATTTATTTTAACTCAACTCCAAAAGGAATCTATTCTTTTAATCTAAATTTGATTATACCAGAATGGGAAATTAATAATAAGAATCCAGCAACAACACAATTTTATAATACACAAAGAATAGAAAAAGAAGTAGCATATTTAGAAATAACAAAAGCAAAACAATGGAAGAAAATTTAACACAAATGGAATATTTAAAGACAGTAATTTTAAGTCAATTACTTTTAGAATCAAACGAAAATTTATTTTTTACAAAACAATACAAGCAGCAAGTAAAGAATAAAATCAATTCATTAAATAAAGATTTAGAAGAAATAGTAAGAACTGAATTTAAAGTAATTTACGATACTGATTCAGAAACAACAACTAATATTTTAAGAAATATTGATGAAATAGTTAAAAAATTAAAAACAAGTTCAATTGATGAATTGGTATTTATGAATGCAATTATAGACAAATACAAAGAAAACAAAGAATGGTTTGTTCAACACGAAAACGCTGAATTTTTAAAATTAAATTAATATGAAAATAGGATATAAAAGTTATGATAAAACAGTTGTAATCAGTAGCAATGATGATATTGATGTTGAAGAATTAGGAAGCATATTATATAATATTTGTTTAAGTCAAGGATGGCAAAAACAAACGTTAAAAGATATATTTACAAAATCAGTTATAAATGGCTAAAGCAAAAATAGAAACCTATTCACCAAGTCAATCAGAATTAAACGCAATGATTGTATGTAATAGAAAAGATTTAGCTTATATTATACAACCAATAAAAAACAGTAAAAAATATCATATAGTTAAGTTTCAAATATCAAACTATTTAGAAGTTCACACTTTAAAAGAAAAGGATATTAAAATAGAATTTAATGAATATGATGGAATGAAAAAAGTAATGGAATTATATGTACAACATTCAAAAATAAAATAAATGATACCAAACCACTATAAGACAGATGAAGATTTCGACGTAATAGATTTTTGCCATTTATATAATCTAAACTTTGCGAGAGGTTCTGCGGTTAAATATATTGCAAGAGCTGGAAAAAAAGATGACGAAATAGAAGATTTAAAAAAAGCAATAGACTTTTTACAAAGGGAACTTAAATACTTAGATAGTTATGAAAACAAATAAATAAATTATGACAGCACCACAAATAACAGCCCTAATATTATGCGCAATAAGTTTATTAGTAAATGCACATATGCACGGTAAACAAGGAAAATTAAATTACAATTTTTTTGTTAGTTTAACTTCAGTAATTTTAAACTTATTATTATTATATTGGGGAGGGTTTTTCAAATGAAAAGTAAACAATCACCATTACAAAGAATCAATAGAATAATTGATTTTAACTGGAAAAGAGGAACAAATAAAGAATCAATAAATAATGTTTATCGGAATATAATTAATTTAAAGCTATCTAAACGGTAGCTTTTTTTGTTAATAAAAAGTTAAAATTTAAAATAATAGTTTGTTATGTTAAAAACTTGTTTATATTTGTACTCAGATAACAACAAATAAAAAAACAAATGGAAAATTTATTAAGCAAATCAGTAGAAGAAAGAGCAATCAACTTTATCGTTAATGGAGTTGAACCTTTAGAAGCAGTTAAATTAGCAATCATTGAAGAACAAAAATTGATTTCTGAAATGTTAGAGCAAACAACAGAAAGAAGCAAAAAAGCAAAGCAACAACTTTGCAAAAATACTTATGGTTTAATTCATTTATTTAATTAATATGACACCAAGATATACATTAAAAGAAATATCAAATATAGCTAAAGAAATAGCTAAGGATTTAGATGATAATTTAGATGATATTTATACAACTGATAAGGCACAGTTTGAAATAGCTATTGAAACATTAATAGACACATTAATTGATTTAGAAAATATATAATTATGAAAATTATAGATAAAATAACTGGTATTGATATTATGAGATGTGAAAACATAGATAACTTAAGAAATATATTAATAGATAATATAGCTAATACATATAACTTAATGGAAGAATATGGTTTTTTTCTTCTTAAATGTCATAAAAAAGGAATGCCATTAATTAACTCAGAAGATTGGTTAAAAATAAGAAATAAGTAAAAGATGGAAAAATTTATAGAAGTAAAAAGATACGATGGAAGAAGATGGTTTTTAAATATAAAATCTTTTTTATATGTAATTGATTATGGTATTGATAAAATAGAAATACATTTAGTAGGCGGAACTAATTTTATTATTAATGAAAATTATGACTTATTTATAAATAAAATAAAAACAAATATAAATTATGAGAAACTGGATTAATAAGACACAACAAGAACAAAGAGCAGAAGCAATGAAAACTCTTAAATTAGCAAAAAAATGGATAAGCTACAAATATTATTAAAATTAGAAACTTGTATTTCTATAATCAAAGAAACAGATAATGTTTATGTTAGAAAATCATTAGAAGAAATTGCTGAAGCATTAGTAGAGCAATGGAATACTGAAGATATTTATATGCAAGAAATAAAAAACGTATTAGGTTACGATGAAACAATGGACAATTTAAACAACTTATTATGAATGAAGAAGCATTAATCAAAATAAAATCCAAAGTTGATGGATTGGATAGAGAATTAGAAAAATATATAAAGGCGTTTTTATCTGGTGATAGTCTTACAAGTGATGATAAATATAGTTATAGTTCTAATTGGGCTATGAATTTATTTAAAGATTTTAAAGGAACCATAACTATAACACAATAATAAGATGAGTGCAAAAGCAAGTATTAATTACAAAGGATTTGATTTTGATTTTGAGTATAACTATTCTAAAGGTTTACCAGCTACCCACGATGACCCAGAAGAGTTCGAAGAGTTTGAAATTTACAACATAACTTTAAACGGAATAGATGCTGAAGAGTTATTAGAAAATGAAATTGATAGATTTGAAAGTGAAGTAATAGAATATTTAAAAGACTAAGTTATGGAATTAAAATGTAGATTAACACACAATCTTTTAGAAATAAAAGTTGACGAAACAGAAACAACATTGTTTAAAAATTATCCAAATGAAATTGACGATATGATTGCACATTTATTTGATGTAATAGATGATTTAGCAAGGTTAAAAGATGAAACATTAAAGGATGTAATTAACAAACAAATCGAAAAGTTATGAGCCATAATAAACGCTGGGTTTTATTAGAAAACAACGAACCACATACAGTCTTACTAAATAGAATACAAGTAATGCAAGCAATGGTTAAATATCAGTCAATGTACCCAAAAAAAAGATTCACTTTATTCTTTGACGAATATTACGAATACATAGACTATTATTCAGATGAAGAGAAAGAACAAATTAACCGATTAATACCGTGATAGTTTTAGTAGATGCAGATAGTTTGATATTCTCAAGCTGCTACAAAAAACGTGAAACAATAGAAGATGATGGATTCCATCATAATATTGAGGATTCAATAGCTAAATTTGATGAGGTGTTTATGTCTATAATAAATCACTTGGAAGATTTTTATGAGATAAACGAAGTTAAAACGTTTTCTGGTTCTAAAGGTAATTTTCGTAAATACATTTCACCAAAGTATAAAGCAAATAGAAATTACAATAATTTACCACCGTTACTTAATGAGATGCACGAATTTGTTAAAGAGCAATATAATTCTATTTGGGGTTATGGATGTGAAACAGATGATGTAGTTGCTAAACACTGGTTTGAATTATCAAATGAAATAGGAAGAAACAATGTTATAATAGTTTCAATAGATAAAGACTATAAGCAATTCCCTTGTTTGATGTATAACTACCACGCAAAGCACAAAGAGATATATGATATATCAGAAGATGAAGCAAGGTATAATTTCTATGAACAAATGATAATAGGTGATACTGCTGACAATGTAAACTACTGCAAAGGTTATGGTAAAAAATACGCTGAAAAGTATTTAGTAGATTGTAAAAGTAAATACCAATATACTAAAAAGATTTATGAATTATTTAAAATAATACATAAAGGAAAAGCAAAGCAAAGATATATTGAATGCTGGAACTTATTAAAACTAAAAACAGAATAAAATGAAATATAAAGCTAAATTAGATAATTCAACAGGACAATTATATTATACAAGTGAATTTAAAATAGAAACACCTTATGGTTTTACTTATAAAGAATTATTATATATTCAATATGAATTAGAAGTAGTAATTCAAAAATTAAAAATAATGAATAAAAAACATAATGAAAGTAAGTAAAAAAGAAATTATAATTAGATTAATTAGACAAGTATATGATTATTCAGATGAAATAAAATATTTAAAAGATAAAATAAAACAATTAGAAAATGGAAAATAAATATATATTATCGGAACAAATAAGTTTATATGGCGAAGCTGATTGTATTGGATTTGGAAATGATGAATTTTATATTAAAGAAATACAAAGAGATATATCTAATAAATTAATAGTTGAAAATCATTATTCTAAAAAAGTATATAATGGAACTTATATACATTTAGGATTATATGTTAAAAATAAATTATTAGGTATTTTACAATATGGTTATGCAATGAATCCAGCAAGTTGTGGAAGTGTTGTAAATGAAACATCAATGGATGAATATTTAGAACTTAATAGAATGTGGTTAAGTGATGAAATAGAATCTTTATATCCAGAAAGTAGAGCAATAAGTTTTTCAATAAAATATATAAAAAGAAAATATCCTAAAATTAAATGGATTCAATCATTTGCAGATGAAAGATGTGGTGGGTTTGGAATAGTTTATCAAGCTTGTTCTTTTAATTATTTTGGAGAACATACCTCAACTTTTTGGGAACTTGATAATATTATTTATCATAATAGTATGATGACAAGTAAAAAAGCAGGAGGTAAAAAATATGATTTATTACAAGCAAATAAAGAAAGATGTACAAGTCATACTTTAAGACAATTTAGATATATTAAATTTATAAATCAAAAATGGAAAAAGAAATGTTTATTAAAAGAACAACCATATCCTAAACACTATAAATAAAATGGAAATAACAGAAAGATTAAAAGAAATAATACTTCAAGAAACAAATATAAACATTGAAGAAAAAACAAGACGTAGAGAAGTAGTAGAAGCACGTTCATTATATTGTCACGCAATTAAGAAACTAAACCCAAAGATAACACTTCA